TTCCCACAAGCGCACCAGCGCGTTCGCCATCCACGGCACGCCCCGCAACTGGCCGGGCCGGAGCGACCTGAACAGATGCATGACCTCCGTGGCCGGAACCCGCATCAGTTCCAGATCGGTGGGGAAGAAGATCCTCTCGCCCGGATGCTGTTTGTAGAAGTAGTAGGCCGTGCGGCGACCCGACGGATCGAACTCGATGGACGCGCGAACGACGTTGCCTTGGGGCGTGTTCGGCGTGGGCCGCGCCAGGTAGAACGGCAACTGCTCCGCTTCGAGCAACTGGAACTGAAGTGGCACGCTCAAGCCCTCACGAAGATCGCGGTCGTGCCTGCGCGCGAAGCACTCGCCGCCTTCGACCATCGACCGGAACGCGAGAGCCTGAAGACCGTAGATGTCGGTCATCCCGGCAGCGTCCGCTTCATTTGCCCAGAGGGACCAGAGCGCCTGGAGCTTCTCCTTGACTGCGAGCGTCGGGTGCATCGACTGCGGCTTGATGCCGGTGCCGATGGCGTTGCATACCCACTCGTCAACCGCCTTCGATGCCCACCCGTCTTTGCGAACGATGTCGCGAGAGCGCGCCACCAACTGATCCGCGCTCTGATACCAGACGGAGTTGATTGCGTCGCGCGTCGTAACCCAGTTGCCCAGCCGGCGACCAGTGGTCGCGCCTTCGTATGGCGAGCCACTGGCGCGCCGCGTGGGTGGCTGCGGAGGCGCACCACTCCCGCCCCGCTTGAAGCGGGTCAGAAATGAATTCAGGTTGAACACGAGTTAGAAGCCCTTGCTCCCCGACAGTTGGTACTGCCGAACGCGCTTACCGGACTGAACGTTCAGCGAGTTCTGCACAACGGAGATTGCGCGCTGCAATTCTTGGACGGAACGGTACGTCATACTGCGTCCATCGAAGGTGACCGTCAACGTACCGGAGGCCAGCGCCTCTTGCAGTGCATCCAAATGACTCTGTGTATACGCCATCGCTTCCTCTTAGAACCGGCCCCATGTCCGTCTCCGAGCAGGGCGGGGCTGCGGACGCGATCCCGCTGGCGCTGCCGGAGCAGCGGGAGTTGGTGTTTCCGGAGTCTTCGGTACTCCCATGCGGTCTTCGATTGCCTGCCAGTGTTTTTCCTGGTAGCGATCCAACCCGATCCGACTCGCCGCCGCGCGAGCGTAGACCCGGCAATCCAGCGCCTCGTTGCGTTCGCGCATCTTCTGCCACTCATGCCGCCGGTAGCCCTTAACGATCTTTGTGACCAGTTGCTCGGCGGTGATCTGCTTGAAGTACTCTTCGCTGTATCGCGGGAAGTGGCAGTAGCCGGGTGGGAAGGATTGCCCTTGCTGGAGATCTTCGTCGGTGGGTCGTTCCAATCGCAGCCAACGGTACAACTCCTCTTTCGCCATGCCGGAGTTAACCGGCCAGACCTTGACGCCCCGCTTGATCTTGGCACCGAGTGGTCCAATTTCAATCGGCGCAGGGTTGCCCAGGAGCGCTGCGGCGCGCGAGTCGCCCTTGATCACCACCACGCGATGGCCCTGTTTCCGGGCCCATGTGTAGACCTCCGTCGCGGCGTACCCGGAATCCACCGCGAGTTGTGTGATCGGCACTTCGAGACCGCTGGCACTCGTGAACGTTTCATTCAGCAGCCCGGTGAGTCTGTCCCACACCTGCGGGCGCGATGTGTCGCCCTCGATCACGCGGTAGTCGATGGACCACGATTCCTTCCCACGTCCCCACGCTACGACTTCGACTTCGATGCGGTCCTTCTGAACGTCCGCACCGGCTGTCAGGAAAAGACCGCCCCGTGGGATGATGCCGGTCTTGTATTCCTCGCGCCGGTCGTAGATCGGCTTCCAGTCTGGCGCTTCGCCCAGCAGAGTCCATGTCTCGCCGAGCACCGTGTTGACGAAAACTTGGAGCAGCGATGAATTCTTCTGCGCCTGCTCAAACTGCTTGGCCGCGTCGCCCCACGAGAACCAACCGACCGGACTGTACAGGCTGGAGATGTGGAAGCCGGCCGTCTTGCCGTCGCCTTTCGCGCCTGCGCGCCACTCGCCGCGCGCCAGCATCGAGTGCTTCTGGTGGTTGCGAATCTCCTGACCGCAGTGCTCGCAGACATAAGCCGCGCTCTGCGGATCGCCCTTCGGCCACCGCAGTTGCGCGAACTTCAGGATCTGGAACTCGCGGCATGTCGGGCACGGCACCCAATACTTCCGCTGGTCGCTTTCCTCATACGCCGCCTCGATCCGGCTCATGCCGGTGATCTTGGGCGTCGATACCAGAAACACTTTGCGGCGCGCGAATGTTCGCGTGCGCGCCATCGCCAGCGTGATCGGGTCGCCCTCGCCTTCCACATCGCCGGGATAGGCGTCCACCTCGTCGAGGAACAGATACCGCGCCGCCATCGACCGCAGGCCGACCGCACTATTCGCACCGGTCATCACCAGCACGCCGCCCGGAAAATCCTTCGACAGGACCGTGTTGCCCGAGTCGCGCGACCGCGGATCGCGGACGAGCTTCCGCAACACCTCCGACTCCTCGATCAGCGGCTCGATGCGCTGCTTCGAGTTGCGCTTGGCCATCTCGACGGTCGGCTGCACCGACATCATCGGGCCGGGCGCCTGGTGGATCACGTACCCCATCCAGTTGTTGCCGCACTCCGTGCCGCCGATCTGCGCGCCCTTCATGAACGCCACGCGCTCGATCAAGGAGGACGGCGAAAGGCAGTCCATGATCTCGCGCAGGTAGGGCGTGCGCTCCGTGCGCCAGCGACCGTGCTCTGCGGACGCCCGCTGCGAAAGCCAGCGGTAGCGGTCGGCCCACTGCGAGATCGTGAGCAGCGGGTCCGGTCGCGCGCCAGCCGCGGCAGCGGCACCGTAGATCTCTTCAGCCGTTAGATTCGTCGGCAAAATCATTCAGGGCCTTCCGGATTCGGTGGCTGGCCCTCTCTGGAATCTCGCGGAAGGGGCATCAGCGCCCAGGCAGACTGGGCGGTTTCTCAGGCACTCAACGCGCGAATCGACTGGCCTTTGCAGCGCAGGAACGCGCAGACTTGTGAACTAGGTCCAGGCATCGAGTAATGCCGGAACACAAAAGTGTTCAGAATGAAACGCGCAATGCAGGCCCTATTTATCGGACTTCCAGACTTCGTTGTGCCAGATGATGCTGGAAGATGTCGCCGCAGGTTTAGGAGATTCCGTGACAGGCACTGCAAGTCCATCGAAGTCAAGCTTGGCTGTCTTGACCTGGAAAACTTTGTCGACTTCGTACACCAGCAGAATTTGTACTTGCTCACCACTACGGACCAGGCCTATGAACTCGGAGCCGCCTCCGAGTCCGAACGTGCCAACAAAGCCCTTTGGGGAAGGACTCTCTCCTACGATGACGAGGTCGGAGCCGGACATAGAAAGTAGGGACTTCTCAGCGTACGTTTCAACGACCTTAGGCTTCGCCGTGCCGAGAAGGACGTGTTCCGAATCAAAAAAGCGATACATGCCAGCTGGGAGCTCAGGGAGCTTGTAACTCTTCATGAAGCCCGGCATCCGCTTCTTCCACGCATCGATTGCACCGGGGTCACTTCCAACAGCCTTGAAGGTGATTTGCACAAATACTACGCGCTTATCAGCCGAGTCCGTGGCGAAGTTGCCAGCTATCAGCCCTACTTGGCCAAAGGTGGGGTGAGGGACCATGCGAACAAACTTATCCTCCATCCACGCCTGTGCGCCTTCGACTTGCCACGGCTTCGACTGGGCCAAAGTTCGGACCTGGCTGCAACTCCAAATCGGGATCAAAAGTGAAGACAAGACAGCAGTCTGAAATTTGGTCATGTGGTCTCCAGTCTCAGTGCATCGATTCAAGTCATTATATCCCAAGGGGATTGAGGGTACTCGCAACTGTCAGCAGAGTTGCAGTCGCCACCAACGTCAATTGGATTTCTTCAGCCGTTAGATTCGTCTGCAAAATCATTCAGGGCTTTCCGGATCTCTACCGTGAGCAGCGCATGCACGGTGGCTTCTACGGTTTCGGCGGCAAGCATCGCCGCCAGACGGTCGGGGAGGTTGATCATCGCGTCGCGGAACTGCCGGAACTTGTTGAAGGCGGCGACCTGGACCTCTTCACCCGAGACCAGTTTCGCGATCCGCTCCTCGTAATCGATCTTGGCGAGGCGTGCCTGGTAGTGCTCGCGCACCGCCCGCGCTTTCGTGTACTGCGACGCGCCGAAGACCTCGCCGTCCTCCTCCGGCTGGCTACGCCGATCAACGGGCGGCGCTTGGGTCTGCGTGTTGCGCGCCCACTCCGCGTCGGCGTTATCGGAATCGACCTGGCCGTTGGGCAACGTGTGGATGCGGCCGCTCCCGATGGCCTTCTGGACGGTGCTGGCCGAGACTCCGCGATGGCGGGCATAGGCCCGTTGGCTCATGACTGGCATGCGTTTATTCCCGAAATAAGCCCTTGCCTTCCGGGGCCACCGGAGTGATGAATCGTCATGCGCGGATCACCCGCCAAAAGGAGAAAGACCACGATGAAGAACGCAGAAGCCATCAAGACCACCGAATCCGCCGCCGTTGCGGAACAGGGCGCGCACGTCGCGCCGGAAAAGGCCGCCTCGAAGAAGGTTGCCAGCCAGAAGAAGGGCGCGCCCAAGGCCAACAAGGGCGCGAAGAAAGCCGCCAAGCAAGCCAAGGCCGCGCCGAAGAAGCAGGCCAAGGAGAAGGTCGCCAGCAAGAAGGCCGCCAAAGTGAAGGAGGCCAAGGTGCCGCGCGAGTTCTCGAAAAAGAACATCGTCCTGGACCTCCTGCGCCGCCCCAAGGGCGCGACGATGGCCGAGATCGCCAAGGCCACCGACTGGCAGAACCACAGCATCCGGGGCTTCATCAGCGGAAACCTCACCAAGAAGATGGGCCTCACGGTCGAGTCCACCAAGACCGACGGGGGAGATCGGACCTATCGAATCGCCAAGTAGCAGCACTCCTCGCTCCAAACTCGCCGCCCGGAAACGGGCGGCTTTTTTTGTGCCCGGCGCGATTATCCCCTTGCTTTGTAGGCGCACCGGAGTGATGAATCGTCATGTCATGAAAACCACCACCAAAAAACAGAACCAGTACAACGGATTCGCTGTCGAGATTACCGACGCCACCGACCTCGGCCTTGCGATGCTGATCGCCGAGTCCGAAGACGGCCAGTACGAGCCGGTCGCCGTAGTCGCCAACGTGGGCGAGGCGAGAGAGATCGCCAGCGACGACATGGCCTCCCGGATGCGCCGCCTGGAGCACGGCGAATCGCCGCTTTGTCCGTGGGCCTACAAGGTCTGGGCGCGCGGAATCGACGGCGAACACCGGATCGCCTGCGAGATCAAGGACGCCACCCGGTAGCATCGCGCTACTAACCGCATCCACGCCGCCGCCGGGTTCAACGATCCGGCGGCGGTCCTGCGTCTGCTCCCTCAAGAATCCTCAACTCGGCTGACCAATCCGATAGCGCCAAGCAAAGGCCCGCGACATCCGGGTGGCCAGCCAGCAGCATGGCTTCGATGGCCGCGATTTCCGCGCGGCACCTCTCCACTTCACGCCGCCACCGCGCTTTCTCGCAGGACGCATCCGCCCTTGGGCTCATACTTGTCCCAGCGCACATGACAGGAGCGGCAGAGCCATCGGACGAGAAGTGGTTCGGCATAATCCTGGTGGGCCGCCTCAACGCGACACTGCTGGCCGCATTGCGAGCAAGCGGTGGGCCTGATTAATCTACCTGTCGCGATGTAATAGCGAACCAAACCTTGAGCACGCTTGGCTTCTTGGGTGGCTCTCAATCTCGGCAAGCGTTCCTCGGGCCGCAGTCTTTGGCCCAGCGCTTTGCAGTCCGTCGAGCAGAACCTTCTCGATAGGTGATCAGCAACAAACTTCGCCCCGCAGCTTCTACACTCCACCTCGGTCTGAGGACGCCAAATCCTTCGGCACCGTTCGGAGCACAATTTGTGCCTGAGCCGTCCGACAAAACTGGCGAAGCATACGACGCAAGTCCGGACGCCCAAGCCATGACACGATTTGCACCGAGCAGCGAGAGTCCCACGCTGGTCCCGATAGAATTGGTTCAAGGGAAGGTCGCTACGGCACAACTTGCAGGTTTTCATGCGGCCGCCTCCAGCCTCGCGGTCTCGACATCTTTGAAGGATTGCCCAGTGGCCTCCAACGTGGCGGGTTTGCCTGAAAAGTCCATGAATCTCCGGCAAATGACATCACAGTACTTCGGCTCCAACTCAATCACCCGCGCCTGCCGTCCCGTCTTGTGGCACGCGATCAATGTGGTTCCGGACCCGCCGAAGGGATCGAGGATCGTATCGCGCGTCTTGCTGCTGTTCCGGAGCGCGCGCTCAACGAGTTCCACTGGCTTCATGGTCGGGTGCTCCAGATTCGCCATGGGCCGCTTGATGAACCACACGTCGCCCTGGTTCCGGTCGCCGCACCAGAAGTGCTGCGTCCCGTCGCGCCAGCCATACAGGATCGGCTCATACATCCGCTGGTAGTCCGACCGGCCCAACGTGAAATGGTGCTTCGCCCAGATCACGAACGTAGACCAGTGGCCTCCGGCATCGGTGAACGCCCGGAAAAGCGTGTGCAGTTCCGACGAGGACATGCACATGTAGATCGCGCCCTTCGTCATCGCGAGCATGTTGGCCGAGGCCTCGCGCAGGAACTCATAGAACTTGCCGCCGAGAGCATCGTTGTCGATGGTGAGCTTCTTCGCCGTCTTGCCTTCATAGGCGACGTTGTACGGTGGATCGGTGAACGCCATGTCAGCGAGCCCGCCAGCCAAGACTTTTTCGATGTCGCCCATCTGAGTGGCGTCCCCGCAGAGCAATCGGTGCTGGTCGAGAACCCATATGTCGCCACGGACCGTGACGACGGTCTCCTGCTCAGCCGGAACCGCGTCCGGATCGGTCAGGCCGTCCTCGGTGGTCTCCGGTTCGCGGAGGAACTCTTCCAGTTCGTCGTCCGTGAAGCCCACCAGTTCGAGATTGAACGCGTCCTCTTGCAACGCTTCGAGTTCGACGCGAAGCATCTCTTCGTCCCATCCTGCGCTCATGGCCAGGCGGTTGTCCGCGAGAATGAGCGCGCGCCGTTGTGTTTCCGAAAGGCCGTCGAGCACAATGACCGGCACTTCGTTCATCCGGAGCTTGCGTGCCGCCGCCAGCCGTGCGTGGCCGGCAATAATCACTCCGTCCGCTCCGACTAGGATCGGGTTGGTCCACCCGAACTCGACGATGCTGGCGGCAACCTGCGCCACCTGTTCGTCCGTATGCGTACGGGCGTTCCGGGCGTATGGGATCAACTTGTCGATTGGCCAGATCTGGACAGCGAGCTCGCGGAAGCGCGGAGACGCGCCACTGGTGTTGGTGACCTCCCGATTCGCCGTGCGCGATTTCGCCTTCATGCCTTGGCTTTCCTTTTCGGTCCGTAGTGCGGATTGGGTCCGTGGTGCTGGATACGACCAGCGTCACTTTGCTTCGGATTCAGTGCTTGGTCTGCCGAAACGCCGCGAGACTCCGCGACGGCGGCGAACGTTTCCCCGGTGGCTGCGAGGATCGGCGTCGCGCCGGTCAGGTTCATGACCCGGCGCACAATCACGTCGCAGTAGGCCGGGCTGATCTCGCAGCCGTAACCGGCCCTATCGAGCAAGGCCGACGCGGCCATCGTCGTTCCGCTCCCCATGAACGGATCGAAGACCACATCGGCGGCATCGGAGTACGCCAGCAAGAAGAACTCCACCAGAGCGCGGGGGAACGGAGCGGAGTGCGACCCCTGACTCGACTCGCTCTTGACCTCGATCACGTTGCTCGGGCGCGCCAGTCCGGTGTGCCGACCATCCGAATCGTCTGACAGACTGTTCCTGCTGCGCTGCCACGCACTCTGGTTCTTCCCGCCGTCCGCGGCCGCGCCCCGCGCGCCGGTCCCCAGGAGCCCGCTCCCGGAATTTGATTTCGGATTGTTCGGGGAGTAGTCGAAGCAGTCCTCCGACTCGTGGCTCACGGCCTGCGGCCGAAACTTAATCTGTTGCTGGCGGCAGAAGTGAAACACCGGTTCCCAGGCGTTCTTGAATCGGTTTCCCCAGCCGCCAGGCACGCCGTTATCGGTCTTGCGCCAGCAGAATTCATCGACGAATCGCCAGCCCCACTGCCGCCGGTGCGCGATGACAAGGTCCTTCACGTACAGATCGCGTTCCCCGTCGTCGGCATGCTCCTTGATATTCAGGAAGTAGGAGCCATCGGGTGCCAGGATCGACTCGACTCCGGCCGCGACCGCGCCGAACCATTCCACATACTCGTCCGGACGCACCGGTTTGAAGCCGCTGGTGGCGTCGTACTCGCGCTGCGTCGCGTAGGGCGGCGAGGTTACGACCACGTTGGCCAGTACATCGCCGAACAGAGCGCGAATAGTATCCCCGTCGCGGCAGTCACCACAGATCAGGCGGTGGTTTCCGATCAACCACACGTCTCCGGGCTGGGTTACCGGCTGGGCTGGAGGTTCGGGGACCTCATCAGCCGCATCCTCCGGCGGCGGGTTGCCGTCTTCGAGCAGAGCCTCCAGTTCCTCGTCGCTGAAGCCAACGACGGCAAGGTCCATGCCGTCCTTTTCGAGATCGTGCAGCTCGCTGGCGAGCATCTTCTCGTCCCACCCGGCGTTCATCGCGAGCTTGTTGTCCGCGATGATGTACGCCCGGCGTTGCGTCTCGCTGAGGTGGTCCAGCACGACGACCGGAACCTCCGTGAGGCCCAACTTGCGGGCAGCCAGGAGGCGACCGTGGCCGGCAATGATCCCATCCATCGAATCCACGAGGATCGGATTGGTGAAACCGAATTCCACGATGGACGCTGCGATCTGCGCTACCTGGTCGGCAGAATGCGTGCGGGCGTTCCTGGCGTACGGCACCAGCCGGTCGGTCCGCCAAATCTCGATACGCCGCGCCATTGCGGGCGTTATGGTTGCAGGAAGCGTCGCCATTGGGTTACGAACTTGCGAAGACCTTGCCACCCGTTCGCGCCCGGGTGCCCCGTGTCGCGCCGTCTGGCTCCGGGTTGGCCGGTTGGTCCACGAGGTCCCTCGGGTGCGCCCTGGCCGCCCCTGACCGCTGACCACCTGACCGCCCCTTTTTACGTCTATCGCTAGCGGAGTTGTGCAATCGTGCAACGCGCCGGAGTTAATCGCCCGGTAGTACCTATGAAATCACCAGGACCAGTAGGAGGCGATAAGCCCTTCGTTCGCACTGTTGGCATCGATATAGTAGTCCGCAGGAACGAGCAAGTGTCGGTTGTCGATGGCGGCGATGTCGATCTGGTCGGCCACTCCACCGCCCGCACCGGTCGGCCAGAACTCCTTGATCACGCCCGTCCCGTTCGCCTTGTTCATTCCGGCAACGCCGACGAACACGCGTCCGGTCTCGCCAATCACCACGGCAAAGCGCAGGCGCGCCACACGTAGAGCGGTGTCCGTGGTCAGGCGCACCAGCGTTCCTGGTGTTGGGACCGCAATCTTACCGAACGACTTTGCTCGCATGGGTGTCTCGGATAGTCGTCTGCTTTTTCGGTGGCTTGCTGATCGCGCCCCGGACCCGCGCCAGATAACGCCCTCCAACCTGCCGTCGATCCTTCACGCGACCACACAATCGGCGACCACTTGGAGGAATACATTGCGCGTCGTCACCTGGATGCCGTCGTCGTCCCGCCCATCCACTCGGCGAAGCTTCCAGCAGCGGCTGCCGTTGTCGAGGCTTTGGAGGAAGCTGTACCGCGTGCCAGCCCGCGGATGCGTCTCAACGGGGTTGCCGCCGTCCTTCTGGAGCAGCCAGATCGCCTTCAAGTGACCTTTGCGGCCGTAGGCCGGTTTCACATACCCGCCTGCGATGAGCCGCTTGGCAGCTTCGAGCGTTCGAAAGCCCAT